AGTTCACCCCGTGGTTCTTAATGGCATCGTGCAGCATTGCAGCACCACTGCCACTCACGCCCTTGGAGAACAAAGCCGTGGCTTCGATTCGACCATCACCGTGGTCGTGGATGAGGCAGCCGGTTCGACCATCCGGAGACAGAAGCGGGGTCATCTTCTCGGCCTTAATTTGGGCGAGGGTGTAGTGATTCACGAACGCAGAGTAGGGATTTCCCTTGAACGCACTGCTGAAAGCCGACAGGAATTCCTTGGGGCTAGTCACTTTGGCGTTTGGAAACCCACCTTCACCAGTCCGGTATTGGTTCCCACGAAACGGGTGGCCGTCGAAATCGCCCTTGGAAACCGGGTAGGCAGAAAGAGATTTCAGCAGTGATGCAGTTGTGAATTCGTCGCCACGCATACTGCCAAGATTACTTTAGTTTTGTAAATGCCTTACTTCGGTTCAGCAGTAAGGGAGCCGACATCATCCAAGTCGCAGGCAACGGCCTTGTTCTTGTGCCGGAAATGGTTTGGAGTGGTGGAACCGGGGACAATGCGCTCAATGCTTGCCCCGCAATTTCGACAACGCAGTTCAGTCATTTCTTCACTCTACCTCAGTCAGTGAAATGTGTCTAGGGTCAATCGTCTTGTGGCTCAGCAGCGATGTTCTGGGCTGCCTCGGTTGCTTCGTCTGCCTTTTGGGAAGCATCAGCAGCAGCAGTAGAGGCGTAGCGACAGTTCCCCATCGAATGGTGAGTGGATGGGGTTGCACCTTCCACCTTCGTGTTGGCAAACGCAGCAGCATCGTTGATTCGACCAGCCGTGTAGTGCGCTTGCATTGCATCTCGGTGTGCAACGGAAGCCTGCATCCACGCACGAGTGGCAGCGTTGTCAACATTGCCGTTTTCACCACGCAGTTTGTACGCCAACGATTGGAGTTGGTCGGCCATATCTTGATGTCTAATTCCGTATCCAAGGTGAAATCCACCCATCGCCCGGAAATCTACAGGTGGGGTGTCGAACTTCGCCAGCATCTCTTTAGCGTGAGGGCCGTAGTAGTCGGTTTCCACCATCTTCGTCACAGGCATTGCCTTTTGGTTGATGGTTGCTTGGAGCGCAGCATTGGAAGCCCGTGCAGCCATTCCAGCAAAAGCGTGAGCCTTATCCCCGGTCAGAGCATTGGAAGCAATAGAGCCACCCTCAACGGGTCGGATAGCGTCAATCTCGTCAGCAGCCTCGGTGTGGGCAGTTGCAGCGTCACGATGCTTCTGAGCAGCATCACCAGTCAGTTGTGATGCCAGAGCCGAGTGTTCAGCAGCCAATTTCCGGTGGGCAGCAGCCGAGCCGGACAGGTCGCCATCGGTGGAAACCCGAAGTGAGTTTGCCTTTTCTGACAGCAGCGAAGACTTGTTGCTCGCCGGGTTGTTGCCAACTTTGGAAACGGGGTAGTTGCTCAGGGGTCGCAGTAATGCCTCAACAGTGAAATCCTTAGCCTTGATAATGGTTGGCTTGGGATTTGGAAGGGCTGCGATTTTGGCTGCGCTTTCTGCTGAAAATCCCTCTAACCCACGGTCATTAAGCCTTTCAATGCCTAACATTTCGTGATAGGGATGGCTGTCGGCTGTCGTTTGGTAGGTCATCGTCAACCCCTTATCGGCTGCCATCTGAATCGCCTGCTCCATTAGTGCCGTTGCAGCACCGGGCATCTTCCCGGTTGAGCCGAGGTAGCCAATGCTGGCTGATGGAAGTATCGGGCCGCTACCGTCGCCCAAGCGTATGTCGGGAGAGTGAATGGCAACATTTACAGCAGCCACTATTTCGTTGTTTTTGTTGCGAGCAACAAACAAGTGCGATGAAACGATTTGGTTGGGGTTGATTTCACTATTTGCAGCCCTGAAGTTGGCGTGGGCATACATTGCTGCTTCCCCTAGAAAGCGGATGCCTTGCTGATGGCGAGCGTCCATTGCCTTGTATTCTGGCGTTTCTCGCATTTCTAGGAATGTGTGGTAAAGGTCACTTATCTTGTTTTCGTTGTCTACGCGCTCAATTTTTCCACCAGCGTCGTAGAACTCTTTGAGGTTCCTTTGGAACGCAGCGATGTTGGCAGGCATCTCTCCACCCTGACCACCAGTCCACTGATTCCCGTGGAAAACGTGGCCCTGAACGTCGCCTTTCACCACTGGGTAGCGAGACGCACACTTCAAAAGTTCGGAAGTGAGGAACGGGTTCGCCATAAATCCCATCCTATCCTTGGCTTAGTGAAATCTTGTAGGCTTACGCTATGACCATCAACGTCAGTTCCGAAAATGTGGCTATTGACAGCATCAGCGTTCATCCGGCCAATCCTCGCCTCGGAGATGTGGCAGCCATCGCAGAATCACTGGAGGTCAACGGCCAGTATTCACCAATCGTGGTTTGGAATGACACCATCATCGCCGGAACGCACACTTGGAAAGCAGCCAAGTCGTTGGGGTGGAAAACCATCGCCATTACACGCTTCGACGGCAGCGAAGATGACGCACTTCGCATCCTCATCACCGACAATCGCACCAGCGACATCGCTTCTTACGACAATAGTTTGTTGCTAGATATGCTGAAATCACTGCCTGACCTTGAAGGAACGGGCTTTGAATTGGCAGATTTGGATGAACTTGACGGCCTGCACAACTCCGAAGGTGGGGGTGTTTCACCAACGCTCCTAGACGAAGACCCGACAGACAACCTGAACCCACCAGTCAAAATCCAACTTGGTGATTTCTACGGGCAACTTGACCCCACGCTCCACGACCTTTGGCTCGCCAGCGTGAAAGATGAGGTGGGCGACAAGAAAGCATCCATCAACCGGGAACTTAAAAACCGGCTTGACCTGCCAGAGGTTCCAAAAGTCCGAGTGGTGAAAGAGAAGAAGTCTGCCGTCGAAGATGAGCAGAAGGTCACGATGGTGGAAACCGAACTCGTGCCACTGTCCGAACTCCGTCGCTTCCCCGGCAACCCACGAGAAGGGGACATCGGGGCCATCAGCGAAAGTTTGCGCGTCCTCGGCCAGTACCGGCCCATCGTGGTGAACCGGCGCACCAACCAAATCCTGAAGGGCAACCACACGGCAGCCGCAGCATCAGCACTCGGTTGGGAGGAAATCGCCGTGGTGTGGGTGGACGTAAATGAAGTTGCAGCAACCAAAATCGTCGTGGCTGACAACAGAATCTCCGACAAGGCAACCTACGACAACGACCTGCTAGTGAAATCGCTGGCGAAGTTGGACAGTTTGGAAGGTTCCGGCTTTGACCAAGAAGATGTTGCCGAACTTCGTGCAGGCAAGGATTCCACCAACCCAAAGGAATCCAAATCGAAGTTCAAGATTGGCGACTACGGATTTTCTGTCCCGGAGAGCATTTACCAATCGTGGGCATCAGGCACCCTCGTGCCAGACGAAGCCCTGCACCGTCTCGGACTGCCGTTAACAGCACTGCTACGAGAGGCAAATTAAGCAACCCGTAGTAGCATCTTCGCAGGAGGTTCCCCTGTGTCTACCAATCCTTTTCATTCCAAAGAATTGCTGAAATCTGCCAGCAACTACCCTGTGTCCAAGGGTGATGAAGCAGGACACCCTTTTCGCGGGAATCAGTACACGAGTGGCGAAGCATCAGATTTTGCTCGTGACCACACGCAAACCGGTGACTTTGCTGCCGATAAGGGCGGGAATGAAAACTACTCCATTGCTGAAAAGCATTACGCTGCTGCAAGGGCTTGGCAAGACGTTGCAAACGGTAAGGGCAACGAAGCCGACGCTATCGCTGCATCCAAGGCTGCGAATGAACTTAGCAATGGACGTTTAGGTGTCACCGCAGGGCCTGAAGAAGAAACGCCAAGTTCTCCAAACCAAACACCTGCAAGTTCCGTCAACGTTGGAGGAACGACTTGGACTGTTGGTGGAAAGCCGGTTGCTAAGGGCGACAATTTTCATACGGCTGCTCTACTGAAATCCGCTAGCCGCTACCCAGTGGCCAAAGGCGACCTGCCCGGCCACGAATTTCACGGAAACCAGTGGACAAAGGAAGAGACGGGCGGTACAGCCCCTAAGCCACTCAACCCCTATTTCCCCAATCTTCCCGACTTTCACGTAGAGCCGGGGAGAAACGGTTCCACCTTCCTCGTGAGGCGAGGGGGAGCAGAAGATGGCCTTCCCTTCTGGATTAGCAACGGTGAAATCGAAGTTGAACACAACGGAGAGATAAGTTTTCACGCTCAAGGCTCGGACGATGGCAACCACATTGACACCACGCTGCGTGCGTCGCCCCAAAAGGTGTTGACGTACACCGATGACTTGAGTACGGACAGAAGGGATTTTCCCGGTCTGAGTTTCTCCACCACTGGCAAAGAAGAAGCAGATGGAACGCCACACTCCTTGAGTGACCCTATCTACGAGTTGGGAACCGGCAAGCAGGTAGGAACCTACAAGGATGCTGTCGCTAATCTTTTCGCCGCCAACGGCACTGGCTCGGACCTTGATGCCGACATTGCGAACGGTCATCAAGAGCCCGACTGGTCCTACTACGGCGACTGAGTTCTGAAAATGACGAACCCCCCTTCTCAATTCGCCAGTTGAAATGACCCAATGGTGGTCGTGGTGCCTAGACGGTTTCGGCCTAACCTGCACGTACCTCGTTGGTAGAAAGTTCTGGTGGGGTTGGCTCTGTTATCAGGGCTACAACGCCGTCTGGGTGACTTACGCCATCACCACTCGGCAATGGGGCTTCCTGCCCGGCTGCATCGTCTACGCCACTTTGAACCACAAGAATATGCGAGCGTGGCGCAAGGACGCTTGACTGGGGCTTAGCCTTTCAGTATGGTGTAAAGCGTGGATGAATACGAAATCCCTAGCGAAGCACTGCTCAAAGAGGTTTGGGAAGCAGCCAAACTCCTTGGCTACCTCACGGCACGAGTTGACCAGATGCTGGAAACTCGCTGCAAGGTAGAGAAAGAACACATCAGCAAAACGCTGGCGTACCAAGAAGCAGAACTAATGCGCCAGATGGTGCAGAACGAAGTGTCGCTGGAAGAATACGCCGAGCGCAGCGTCGAACGCCTGCGTGTCCACTTAGACGCTTACGCTGAAATAGATGCGTCGCATCGCAACAACTCCAACCGGTTTAAGCAAATGGTGCAAGACAAGTTGGAAGAAGGAAAACTCAACGCCGTCATCAGTTTCACCGTTGATGACCTACAAGGAGACAAAAATGCCTAAGGACTTCAAAAACTGGCACTTCTCGGTAGCCAAGATGCTCAGTGAAATCGTGCAGGTTGACCCAACCAAGACCGAGATGACCGTGTTGCTCACCACAGAAGAATTAGATGCCGTCAAACTGGCAGCCGAACTTAGTGGTGAAAGCGTCGAAGAATTCGTGCTGCGAGCAGCATTGGAATCAAGCGAAATCGTCAGCGAGAGCCAGCAGCCGGAAGATTTTGCCGCAGACCTGCACCTCGTCAAGGAGACGATGCGCCTGCTCAGTGGTGAATACGACCAAGACGAGCGACTGAAGGCAGTCCAAAAGCGCATCCGGGAACTGATGCTGGATGGCTACCGTCGCAAACTCCCCTCAACTGGTGAAGTGTTAGCCGACTTGCACGACTTCGTGACCGAGCAGTTGAAGGGCAACCGTGAGTAAAGACGATTTCACCGACGCACAACTTGAAGCACTGGTCAGCGACAACATCGCCCTGCGTCAGCGCAACGAGGCTTTGGAACGAGAGAACGAGCGACTGACGAGGGAACTTGCCAACAAATACTGAGGGCTGCAACGCCCTACGCCCCACGCTTTATTGCCGTCAGCACAAACTCGCTGGCTGTATGGGCGGGAGGAAACCTGTAGTGAAATCACCAACGATGGAGGAAACCAATGAATATCGGTGACTATGTAGAGGCCAACGAGAACATCCGGGAGCCACTGGGAGAACACCTCATTAACCAAGGAACCCGTGGACACATCGTCAACGTTTCCACCTACGTCACGGCGTACCCGTATGAGGTTCGCTGGGAGCGCAGCCGGAAGACGTGCTGGGTTGGCTCGTTCGACGTTCGGGTCATTGAAAGTGCGCCAGTCGAAGACGATTCGTCAAGTTCCAGCGAGGGATAATGGCAAGACGAGTAGGCGTGACCGGTGGTCGGGACAACTACGACTACCAATTCATTGACCAAGTACTCCGTGAGTTGCTGAAAAGCGATGATGTCCTCGTTCACGGCGACGGAAACGGCGTGGACAGGATTGCTGCTCAGTGCGCCAAGTACCTTGGGGTGAAAACCGAAGCCCACCCAGCAAAGTGGTCATCGCACGGGCGTAAGGCTGGCCCAATTCGCAATACTGAAATGGTTCACTCCGGCCTTGACTTGCTCGTCATCTTCAACGGTGGGGCAGGAACAGCAGATATGAAGCGACAGGCCACCAATGCTGGAATCCCCACGGTGCAGTTCTTGACATCCGATGACTGAACTCCTATAGTGCGGTTATGGCCTGTTCCAAAACCCACAAGTGGAGATACAAGTTTGTGACCAACGAACTCCCCGTGCGAAATTGCACGAAGTGCGGATTAGTGCAAACACCAAAGAAGTACGACCCAAAGCGTCTACTCAGATGGGAACAGGTGGAATCCAATGCCTAAGCAAGCAGATATGGTCAACCACCCACCGCACTACACCAGCGATATGGAAAATGCACTAGGAAGACATCTTTCCCCCGGAGAAGTAGTTATAATTCCAACTATTAGAGTGAATATGGAGCCTAAAAGGTGGAAAAAAAGCCAACCAGCAGGAAGTCAAATGGAGGACAAGGTGAAATGGGCAGTGGAAATCCTGAAACAGTACGCTCCGCAGCACTTGAAGAACACGACCCTGTAAACAAGCCTGCTCACTACCGGAGTGACAAATCCGGGGTGGAGTGCATCCAAATCACCCAGCACCGGAACTTCTGCGTCGGCAACGCCATCAAGTATCTGTGGCGAGCCGGACTGAAGGATGCTGGCAATAGTGAAAAGACCATTGAGGACTTGAAGAAGGCCGTGTTCTACATCAACCAAGAAATCACACGGTTAGGTGGAAAGCCGTGACCCAGCCAACCCACTCCACTGAGCAGTATTGGAAATCACAAATAAGAAAGTCTGACGGCAGCGAAGCCGAGTATTGGAAGTCGTTGTTCCTGAGGGTGTGTGGCTATATCAGCACCCGACCCGAGTGGTCAAGCAAGCACCCAGAAGAAGTCGCACACTTCTTCCAAGCCGAGGCGGAGCGATGAGCAACTACTTTCTCGGGATGTTTGCTGGAATCATCCTCGCCATTGCTGTCTTCGACATTTGGATGAAGCGACAGTGAGGGGCTTCCGTGGCAATTGGGTCATTATCCCCAACGGCAAGCATTACACCATCGTCGGCACCAAGCGTCTGCCACGCAAGACCAAGAAGTTCTGCACCAAAATCCTAAATCAACTACAGGGAACTAGCGTCATCACCAGCGTGAACTACTTTGCCCACGGGTCGCCCAATTTCGATTTCACTGGAGGGACAAGCCGTGGATAGCGAAGAAGAAACACGCATCAGAGAGCAACTGCGCCACAAGGAAGTTGAGTTGGCCTACCTAAAGAGGCAGAAGGCAATGGTCAAGTTTGAGGTCAAGGCTCTACGCCGTTTGTTAAATTCCCTAAACCAGTAGTAGGTTGTGTACTCCAACCGCTTTGGAGGTGAAATGCACTGCGCCCACACAACCGTCATTGTCCGAGCAGGTCGCTACCACACGCACAAGCCGTGTTGGTGCGCTACCAAGCCACCGTACACCGATGCTGAAATCTCTCACTATCTTTTCGGCGCACCATTGACCGAGCCAGAGCAGACAGGAAACCAATGAAGGTTTACACACTCCGCAACTACAACCCGATGTTCGGGCTGAACATCCAAAAGTTCGACGGCAAGTGGGGTTTCTACCTCGACCTCGGGCATCATTCGTTGGTCTTTGAGCAAGGCCGACCTGAAAAGGAGTTCTAATGGCAACCCCCATCCCCTCAGACCACGAACGCTGCACTTGCTACCACGGGTTGGATGACCACGACCACGACGGTTGGGGTCGCTGTATGAAGGATGGCTGTCGCTGCACGGCGATGGAGCCGGAAATCCTTGGCCACCCGGATTCACCAGCAGGCAGATTCTGATGGCAGACATTGAGGTTGAGTTCACCGACGAGGAATACGCCCGTATCGAAAAGGCAGCAGCACTAAATGGTGAAACGGTGCAGGAGTTCTGCGAGCGAGCCGTCAAGAACCTGTTCGACAGACTGGGTGACCAACCACTGACTTGACCCCACTCCACCACTTATGTATACTTACCGTTAGGAAAGAGCGCAATGATACTAACGAACAAGTATGAAGTGGGCGATATTGTCCGCAATTGCCCAGACTGTGGGGAGAAACTGTGAGCGACAACCAATCCCAAATTTTTGCCAACGACACTCAGGCCGACTTGTTCGCAAGATGGTACAAGTTGGGTGGCACCATCAGCATTAACGGCGACCCCGAATTCACAAGCAGCATTGAGCGCGCCATCGAACAGCGACGGCAAAACCGTAATGGAAACGATACTGAATTGGCAGGTGAACGATGAAGTGGCTTCAAAACCTGTTCAGCCGGGGCAAGAACACCGGCGAACCAATCCCCCAACCACCGAAGTTTGACCCACTTATGGCCGAAGCAGAACGCCGGGTGCGCCAACTGTTCGGAGGCAGGCTATGAACCAACAAGAGCGAGATGCCCTGCGATACAAGCACCGTTGCCTTGAAAGCAAGGTTGGCCCGTGGTGTCGTTCCTGTATGCACAGTTGGCCTTGTGACACAATCAAGGTGCTTGACGCTTGGGATGCTGCGAAAACCCCACCTGAGGGGGCAAACGCAGTATGCAACCACACGTCAGAACACTTTGGATTTGGAGATTACACATTTTCCACCTGCCCTAAGTGCGGAGGGAAACTATGAACAACATCATCAGAAACAAGCCCTACTACAAGGGTGTCACAAAAGACCTGAAGTCACCAACACAGGACAACAAACTCACCTATACGCCAGAAACGATTATCGAAGCCGATGACCTCAACCTTGACCCTGACAAGGACTGCGGTGCAGGTATCAACTTCTGCTCAACCCTTGCCGGTGCATTGAAGTGGGCTAGGTGTGGAACTGTGGTCACGGTGACAGTGCCGGACGGTGAACTTATCGTGGACACTGGCGACAAGTTGCGAGCCAAGCGAGTTCTCGTTGGCGAAGTGGTGAGCCTCAGGAACGCATACCTCAGGAACGCATACCTCAGGAACGTAGACCTTACGGGCGCATACCTCGTTGACGCAGACCTATGGAACGCAGAACTCAGGAACGCATACCTCACGGACGCAAACCTCACGGGCGCATACCTCGTTGACGCAGACCTCGGTGGCGCAAACCTCACGGGCGCAGACCTCAGGAACGCAGACCTCAAGAACGCAAATCTCAGGAACGCAGACCTCAGGGTCGCAAACCTCACGGGCGCATACCTCGTTGACGCAGACCTCTGGAACGCAAACCTCAGGAACGCAGACCTCAAGAACGCAAATCTCAGGAACGCAGACCTCAGGGTCGCAAACCTCAGTGGAGCAGACCTCAGGGACGCAGACCTCAGGGACGCAAACCTCACGGGCGCATACCTCGTTGACGCAGACCTCGGTAGCGCAAACCTTACGGGCGCAGACCTCACAGACGCACGTGGTAACGAATACACCGTCCTGCCCAAGGGCTACAAGGTTGTAGATGGCTATGTCGTGAGAGAGGCAGAGTGATGAACCAGCAAGAGCGAGATGCCCTGCGAGAGAAACACCGTTGCCTTGAAAGCAAGGTTGGCCCGTGGTGTCGTTCCTGTATGCACGGTTGGCCCTGCGACGTAATCAAGGTGCTTGACGCTTGGGATGCTGCGAAAAACCCACCTGAGGGGGCAAACGCAGTATGCAACCACACGTCAGAACACTTTGGATTTGGAGATTACACATTTTCCACCTGCCCTAAGTGCGGAGAGAAACTATGAACCAACAAGAACGTAACGACCTGAGAGTGCATTGGGAAAGTTTCCGGCAACACCGGACTCACTTCCTTGATTGCTACAAGTGGCACCCAGAGTGCGCTGTCATCTGTGTGCTAGATGCTTGGGAGGCGGAAGTTCACCACGACAGCGAAGTATCCACCACTCGTGAAGTATGCGACCACGCCGACTGGACCAGCAATGTCTATTCTGAAGACATTTACGCTGACATGGGCTACCGCTACTGCCCGAAGTGCGGAGAGAAACTGTAGGCGGTCAAAAGCGTAACGAAACCGTTACTGTTTATGCCTGTGAATAATATGTCGGGCAAGTAACTTGCAGACACCACAAAGGTATGCTAACCTAACACCACAACCGTCAGCCGAAAGGAAACAGCATGACCAAGCACCCAATCCGCCTGCTGGTGAGCCGTGAACACGCCGAGCGTATTTTGAGTTGGTACGACGATTTGCCAGCAGAGACCAACACCAATGAGGACGCAGCCCTTGCTGCCAGCATTGAGCAAGCCATTGAGCAGCACGATGACGAAATGGAGCGCCGAGCAGCCTACGCCGAGCGCCAGAAGGAGAAGAAAAACAAGTGAAACCTTATTACGAGGACAATTTAACAACTCTTTACCATGCCGATTGCGAAGAGGTGATTCCTTTGATTGACGAGGTAGACCTTGTGTTTACTTCGCCTCCTTACAACATGAGTGGGGACAACAACTCTCCAACTGGAACTTATTTTCGCAACTTAGATGGGGGATACGTTGAATACAACGATTCCATGCCACATGAAGAATATGTTGCTTGGCAGCACAAAATTGTTCGATTGTTGTACAATGCTTTAAGCGAAACTGGTGCTGTTTACTACAACCACAAACCATTGGTAAGGGGTAACCAAGCAAAGTTGCCAACTGAACTTGTTCCTGAAGATGTACCTTTGCGTCAAATCATCATTTGGGACAGGGGAAGTGGTTTCAACAGGCAATTTACTTATTACGTTCCAACGCAAGAATGGATACTTATGTTGGCAAAACCAGATTTTCGCATTAATACTCGCAGCATCAACGACATTTGGAAGATTCCATTTGAAACCAATAATGACCACCCGGCTCCTTTCCCGCTGTCTTTGCCTGCTATGGCAATTGAAACAACTTCACCCAAAAAAGTGCTTGACCCCTTTGCTGGCAGTGGAACAACTTTAGTTGCAGCAAAAAGCGCTGGCATTAAATCTATTGGTGTTGAAATGAGCGAACGCTATTGCGAAATGGCTGCAAATCGTTTGGCTCAAGGTTCTTTGTTTGATGGGTTTTGAGATGAAATACGGCACCTGCAAACACTGCAACGAACACATTTACAAGTCTCACGGCAGTTGGAAACACACCATTCTAAACACTGCATGGTGCATGGTCACAATTGCCACCCCAAAAAAAGAGGAAAAGTAATGACTAACAGATTTTGGCAAAAATACCTTGAAGGTGAAATTGACGCACCGGGGCTGTGCAGGGAACTGGAGAAACGTGAAGCAATGCTGACCGCTATTTGGGATTTAGTAAAGAGTTACGATACGCGCCCCAATGTTTCTTCCAAAGTACTTGAGGTTTTGGAGTCTGCCGACTAAAGTACCTTCAAAAGTACTTTTATAGTCAAGGTACTTGCAATTTTTACGATAGATGGGTAAATTTTTGTGGTAAAACATACAAACTTTTGCCCCGGTCACCCAGTTAAAAGGTTTACAAATGATGAATGAAGTCAACGCGCAGATGCCCCCGGAGGAGTTAGAACCAATCCTTGATTACTTTAAACAAGTTCACAATCAACTGCTAGACTTTGTTGATGCGTTGTCCCTGTCAGAACGAGAAATACCCAATGCAGATGTTGTGTGGGCATTGCTACAAATCTTGAAGAATGACAGTTGACAGATACAATTGTGTGCTATAGTAGCAACACGTCGTTAGGGTGACGTTAAACCGCTTTAAGCCCTAAGCGTCCCGCGAAAGCGGGGGTAGCCGAAATCCAAGGACAAAAGCCTAA